CTGCTTCAGGATCTGAACAGAAATCTGCTTACCGCCAGTACCTTCCATGGTAGCTGTGGCGCCGCCAGTGTAGTTGGTAGCTGTAGCAGTATTTTGTGGTACTGTGGAATACGCAGTAGCAATTGTGAATGGGCTTAACGCTTCTTGGCCGGCTGTAACGCTGGTTGCAGCAGCAGAAGTGTCAGTCAAACTCTGGGCATAACGCACACGCAGGGTGTGGATCTGACCAACAGGACCAGTCATGGGCTGAACACCAACCAATTCGTTAGCGATAACGGTTGGCATAACACGACGGATAACTGGCAGAATCACACGGTTTAGTGTGGCGATGTTACCAGCGCCTGTAGAACCTGCGGATGCATTTTCTTTCAGGTACTTGCGAGTGTTTTCAAGGATAACACCCATGCTATTGCGCTTAGATCCGTTAAGACCTTCGAGCAGGGCTTCTTTGGTTTCGCCCCAGCGGCTCTCTAATAGTTCTTGTGACATTTAAGTCTCCTTTATTAAATGATTATAATCCTGCCAAACGCTTCAAGTCGATCACATTGCTGCGTTCTTCTTGTGGAACATTTTGTACAGTTTTATTACCAGTTACTGCGGTGACTTGTTCAGTGATAACTTTAGAGGTTTTCATTGATCTGTCTTCCAACACTGCTGGTAGATATTTTTCAAAAGCATTTTTCAGACGAGCTGTTTGTACGCTTTCGAGCAAATTACGCATGGTTTCTGCTTTTTCCCGGTTGAGAGGAGCCAACAGCATCTCCAATGTGCTGTCACGCTCATTGGATTCTTTTAACATACGCACTTCGCGTTCCTTGTGCTCGATCAAGACTTTCGCCTTGTGACCGAGCTTGATGGCTTCCGCCAACTGACGATCTTTGCGACTTACTAGGTCGTACAACTTGCGGACTTCGGCTTTCTCATTGAGATGAGTTGCACCAAATTCAGCAGCGTATGCTTCAAAGATTCGACGTCCAAAATTGTTCTCGCGAGCAACCTTGATGTCTTCGTGTAGTTGTGTAAGTTCAGCCTTGAGATGACGGCTCACAGCTTGAGTCATTTTTTCAGCACTTTCTTTGATGAAACGTGCTTTCAATTGCTCAAGTTTTCCACGTGCTTCACGCACCAGACGTACTTTTGTCTCAACGACATCACGTTTGTCTTGTGCGAATTCTTGAATTTCACGGGCCAATGCATGCACCACGAAGTTTTCTAGTTTTTCTAGTCCTTCATTGTGCTGCTTGCGGTCTTTGCGTAGTTCGCCAATTTCTTCAGCAAGTTTAGTGACCATAAAGTTGTTGAACTTTGTAGCCGACTCTTTCATCTTGCCGTGGAACTTGACGCGGTCTTCAGCAATAGCTTGCTTTTCAGCAGCAATTGCTTTGACTTCTGCGGTGAGACCATCTGTAACCATACGATCTAGGGCTTCCACCATTACTGACTTATCGTGCTCATAGCGTTGCGCGAACTCTTCACGTAGTTCGGTGCGAGCTTGCTCACGAGCTTCATTCAGCTTGGTTTCCCAGGCTTCATTAATCTCTTGACGAGTTTCCTCGGTGATCAAGTTGCTATCTAGCAATGGTTTGATTGCATCTAACATTAGTAGATTCTCCTTAGATTTTGAGTTCTTTGATCAGCTTTACAACTTCGCTTTTCAAATACCTCTGCACTTTGTTGTCTTGCCCAGCTTCACGTGCTACCTCTAGCAGTCTATGACCGTACTTCATGTTAATGAGACTTTCGTAGATAGCTTTGGGATACGCATTTGGAGCGCTGGGTTGGGCAACCACATCTATAGTGACTATTTCAAAGTCACTTACATGTCCTGTTCTGTCATCAACATTGCCACTACCGCGACTGGAAACTCCTAGTTTCACTCCGGATGTTAGTAATGTCTTGATCAACTCTCCCATTGGTGTTGGGAGGATTTTTAATTTTCCACAACCGGCAGTTCCATCCATCCACATGCCTTCAACGCTGTGGCAAACTCGATCCAGATTGATTTTGAGGTCTTCTGGATGATCCACTTCACCTAATACTGAATTGCCTTCACGTATTTGAGTGTTGATGGTGGTAACTGCTTTGTTGATTTCATGCAAGGGATATATTCTGTCGTTGGCGTTGCGTTTGTCGCCTTCAATGCAAATACCTTTGAGGTACAGATGTTTTCCAATACCATCCGGGCCAGATTCTTCAAGAACCTGCATCCCAGCTTGGTTGAAAGTCAATTGTTCTCGTAGGTATTTCATCAATTATCCACGTGCAACTGGGCTTCGGGTGTTAACACCAGAGGCTTGACCCAAGTGTGGCTTGTTAGCTGGCTTGAGGTTTTGTGTGCTTTGCGAAGGTGTATTACCCACGCGACCAATCATGTCTTTGGTTGTGTTTCTATAAGCAGGTGTGTCATGGTTTCCGCCCATTTCGCCGCCGGCATGCACAGGTTTTACGCTATTACCGATTGGGCCTTTTGCACCAGCATTTGCAGCTACAGTAGACTTCTTGTTGACGCCGCCTTCTTCAGAAGTCACTGGCTTTGGGGCTGCTTTGAGAGTCACAGCTTCCATCATACCCATTTGATCATCAGCGCCCATCATGTCACTGGTGTCGTCCATTTCAATAGCGTCGCCACCATCATCAGGTCCAAAACCGTCGCCGTCGCCCATGTCGTTATCGCCCATGAGGTCTTCAAACTCGGCCATCAATTGGTCTAATTTGTCTTCCAAGTCCATAATGTCGCCTTTGGTAGCTGGGTCGTCCATGTCGCCACCGCTCATGTCGTCACCGACGTCCATGCCGTCCATGTCGTCGGCTTCCATGTCGTCGTCACCGTCTTCTTCGTCGGCTTCCATGTGCATGTCGCTTTGTTCTTCCATCTCGACTTCGTCAAGTAGATCGTCGGAAGCATCCATGATTGGACTTTCTTCAAGGTCCTCTTCAGCCATCATATTTTCATAAATCTGGCGGCTCTTTTCCACAATGATGTCATGGAAAAGTTCTTGAGCTTTGTGCTCTTCGTCATTGATCACGTATTCAATCAATTGTTCAAATCTGTTCATAAGAAAACTCCTATAGGTAAAGTGTGCTGTTATTTACACAGCGAGAGAAATCTATAGTGTTTAAGGGCAGAAAATGACGATAAATTGCAGGAACTGCAATCGTCAGACTATCACATGCCCGGTGGGGCTGCCGGCGCTGGTGAATACTGTTGACGCACCAATTTCAATTTGTCTTTGTACTCTACAGTACGCAAGTCATTCATGCGGCGTAGTTTGTTCAACTGTCTCAAGGTCAGGTGAGTTTTTCGTAGGTCACCCAGACCTTGAAGCTGGCTGTTGTCCTGCTTGAGATCCTGATATGCCTCGGGCTCTTTCTGAAAAAACTCATTAAGTATCATACAGGTATTTATGCAGGAGCTGCAGGTGCGCCGCCGGGTGCAGCTCCTCCTGGATTAGCGGGCATTGGTGCTCCTGGAGTTGCACCTGGTGTTCCGGGGGCAGCTGGTGTCATTCCGGCAATTTCTTGCCCTGTTTCGATGTCCGCTTCCATACCAGCTGGGTTGATGCCCACTGACCGCAAGTCTTGCCCACTTGCTGGTTTTTCTTCTATGGTATCGTTTTCTTCGCGCCACATTTCTTCGTTTTCCTGGATCTCTTCTTCGGTCAAGCCCAAGAAACGCTCTAACATGAATCTCTTGCTCATGTAAGGCAACGGCTCTAAACTCTGGAATGCTTGGATACGTGTGTTGTCCAACTCACTCTGACGATAGCTGGCAAAGTTCTGCGGTGGATTGAATCTCAGGCTGAATAAGCTGGAGTCTATGTTGAACCCGCGCCACTTCATGAACATCTTGAATTCGTCATCCAATTTCTGCACGATCAAGGCTTGCAGTCGCTCGCAATACTGATTGAATCTGTACTCTTGGATCAGGGCTGTGCCTACTTTTCCGTCGTTCATGGTGGCGCCGCTGTCGTCTGGACCAGTGGGCAGATAGCTGGATGGCACACGCAGACCACGCGCCATTTTGTTGTTGAAATACTTTAAATCGTCAATTTCACCTAGGTTTTGACCGCCGGCCAATGTGTCAATACTACTGCCGCGACCGTCTGCTGTGACAGGGAAAAAGTAATCTTCGCCCACACTCAACGGATTGTAACTGGCATCCATCATGTTGGTTCCACCACCTGTGATGGTAGGAATCCTGCGCTGATGCATTTCGTTTTTCACACGTTCCACAAACGCCATGGCCAAATGGCTGGGCATGTTGCCCACGTCGATCTTGAATATCCTTCGCTCCGTAGCACGTTGTTCACGATAGATCAAGATAGAGTCTTCCAGCAGTTGTTTCTGCTTGAACACCATGTAGATCTGTTCCAAGATGCTGCGTCCAAAAGGCCAAAACACATCTAGTCCTTCGTTCAGGCTCATGTGAACCACATGCTTGGCATCAATACACACTTCGTTCATGGCCTGCATGAATCTGCTGTTGCCCACGCCGCCACCGGTACCGCCGTTGGGCATGGTGTAGTTTGATGCACCAGCAATGCTGCCTGTCACAGGATTGGTCATGTAGTCTGTGGTGGTTTTGGCTGCCACGCTCATGTTCTGGAAGTTAGGGTTGATGTCACGGATCACGTACTGCTCGGGACGCTTGCCTTCGCTTTCATTAACTATCACACGTGCCAGTTTGCTCATGTCCACCCACATCATTTCAAATGTTTCTGGATCACGCACAAACACTTGATCACCATATTTGATAGTGTTGCGAAACAGTTTGAAGATTCTTTGATCCAGCTTGTTCAGTTTGACCCATTGCTGTAGTTGTTTCTTGATGATGCTGATTTCGTGATCAGTAGGTTTTTCCTTGAAATCCACTTCAAACGGCGTGCCGTTTTGCTTGTTGGGCTGTGTGCTAAACTCTGCAATAATGTCCAAACATGCATTGACTTCCGAGTCCATGTCCATGTTTTCGTACTGGTTATAGCGTTCGATCCGGTTGGGATGGCCACTATACACTTCTGGCAATCTGCTGGCATAGTTACGAAACACAAAGTCTGCTTGAGCACCAGTGCCGTCGTTTTTGCCATAGTTGTCCAGGCCAAATTGATTACGACCCGATATTGGACTGAGTTGTCCGGAAGTGTCAGCTACTTTGAAATACTTTTTCCAAGAGCCTTGCGATGATGTTTTTTCTGCCATGATATGTTATTTACCGTGTTATACGGTTGCGCGGTATATCTTTTGCTGCACTTCTACACCGTTCTTCTGTATGCGTATCAGTTCCTGCACAGCAGCCAACAGAAGTTCATCAGTGGCTTTTTGTTTAGACAATTCAGTTTTGAGATCGCCTATGGTACTTTCAAAGCTAGATCTAGCTTGGGATTGATCTTTCTGTGCCGAAGACACTTGCTCAATAACCGGTGCCATGATCAATCTGGCCACGTCTGCTGAGTTGTCCAGGCTGACATTCATACCTTTGCTGTTGAGTGTAGCCACGTCTGAATTAATGGTCAGCCCGGCAGTGGCATTGCTGATATCAGTTTTGGTAGGCAATGCTTCTGCGATATTGACTGCCTTGGTAGTGGCATTGCTGATATCAGTTTTGGTAGGCAATGCTTCTGCGATATTGACTGCCTTGGTAGTGGCTGCTGCAACTTGGGAATCTGCCAATGCTGCTGTGTCAGCAACTCCATAATTTTTTCTATAATCGTTAGGTGCTGCTTCACTTGTTTTACCCGATTCTTGCTTTTCCAGTTCTTTAAGTTTTTGCTTTCGATCGTTCTTGATTTGTTGATTTATAGCATCAAACAATGCTTTTTGTCCCGCTGGACTTTGTTTAAGTTGTTTTTCCCATGCCTCTTTTCCGCGATCACCGTCTTCGGGTGTTTGCCCCATTACAGGAAGATTCATCTTTTCCTCAAAAAGCAGGTTGTTTATAGCATCTTTTTGTTCCTGCACTAGATCTTTATATGCAGTTTTTCCACCTACTTTTAATTCTGGAATAGGAGACAGCAAGGCTGCTCTTGCTTTTTCAATCTCGGCTGTTTTCTTGTCATCGGATTTTTTATTCTCTGTTTCTCTAGCAGCATTTTGTTCTCGCAGTCGTTGTTCTGTCAGAACCCTGGCCCTGGCCTCAGCATCGTCGGTAACTTTAGCTGATTCGGTTTTGGCAGCTTCAGCAGCTTTGACAACTTCAGAGTCTTTAGCAGTTTCAGTGACAGGTTTTTTGCTATCTTTAAGTTGTTGTTCAAGTCTTGCTTTTTCTTGTGTGGCTTGTTTTCTATCTTCAAGATTTCTTTCTAACTGGAGTTGGAGCACTCCATATTCCTCAAGACGTTTTTCAAACTCGCGTTTGGCAATTA